GTAGCATAACCTGCCTTCTTCAATTCTTTAGCTTGTTCGCTTACTGTTTTAGCTTTTAAAACATTTGAATAACGAGGATTTTCTTTCAGAAACTTAACATAGTCTTGAATTGAGTCTTTTACGCTGTTGTAAGCTCTGAAATCAGCGTTTACCGTTACTTTTTTACCTTTAATTACTTCACCTGTATCAATGTTGTAAGTTTTTCCGCTCCAATTCCCCGAACTCTTGATTCCAAAAAAATTATTTGCTTCACGACTTAGCTTTGATCCACCGACCTTCCAATCTCCGTTTTCATCTTTACCAGAACTTTCTAAAATAGCTTGAGAAATAAGTGTGCCTGCTAATATTCCACTACCTTTTACAGCTTTGTGAATAAAAGCACCGTATTTATCAATAAATTCAGCTCTAGTATATGTATTTGAAGTATTCAAAACAGAATCTTAATTACATGAGCCACAGGCATTGCTTGTTCCTGTTGGGGGTGCAACTACTACATTATTTTTTCTGTAAACGTAAATTGCTACTGCAATTAATCCAATTCCTAATATTAAGCTTTTATTCATCTTTTTTTATTTTAAATTTTATAAATCTACTCCTTCAGTTCCTCCTTCATTCGAAACAGCGCTTTCAACCGCTACTGTTTTTTCAGTTTCAGTTGGTTTAGCTTCTGGTTGCGCTTGAGGTTGTGCTGTTTGCTCTTTGCTTGCTTTGTGTTTTTGCCAAATATAATATAAAGCTGAACCAACGATAATAATTCCAATAACGAATTTACCCTTTTTAGTAAAAAATGGAACTTCAGTTTTCTTTGGCGCAACGTCCTCAATTTCAATATCGGGCAAAACAATATCGGTACTTACAACTTCTTTAGTTGCAACACCGTTTGCCCCCATCATTCTGTTCATATATTGAATACCTGTTGGGTGACCTTGTATAGCGAAATTATTCATTATATATCCTTATTTATTCTGTAATTACGAATGTTTGCGAGAGCGTTTAAAACACCTAATCCAATAAGTCCGTAACGAACGTATTTGTTTTGAATTTCTTTTCTAGTTCCTGCATAAATCAAAGCACCAGAAATAACAACCGTACTTACAATTCTAGCTTTTTGGTTTTGTTTATATTCAGTAGTTGTAACATCAACATTTTCACCAATTCCATCAGCGTTTATGAATTGATTAATTCCTTTTTTCTCACGAATTTTTCTTTTCAATTTAACCGCACGAATCATTTCTTTTGAACCGTCAGTTGGTATTATTTGCCATTGAACCGTATCGTTTTTATCAGTTGTTTTTTTATATGCTACTGAATCAACGTTTTTCTTAGCTAAAGCTAAAGCTTCTTCACCATTTACAAATGTTTTTGAAAACATATAGTTAGGGTCTTGACCTATCCAATCTACCTTGTAAACCGAAATTGGTTTTCTTTGCTTATTTAAACTCATTAGTTTTTGTATTTTAAATGTGCGAAATGCACAGGATTTAACAATGTATTACTATCTGTCAATGGTACGTTTGTTTGCTTTACTGTATTGGATAAATTACCACCTTGAGTAACTGCATACTTTTTACCATCTATTTTTTTAATGTCAATTACAATATCTCCGTGGGATGAAATACCGCTATTAATTGTATCTAAATTAGGTTTCGTTCCACTTCTTCCTTTTACCAGAATGTCACCAATTTCAACTATTTTATTATCACTAGGTTTATACGCCCAATAAGATTTATTTTTGTTTTCAGCTCTATGTTTTTTTGCATCAACAACATATCCTGAATGTGTTGATTTTGGATTGAAATTTTTGTACCCAGAACTTTCTACTAAATGACTAATATAAACAGCCGACCAAGGGTAACTTGAATGTGTTGATTCACTTTGCATCTGTTTATTTGTAAAATTCATTCCTGCTAACTTCCAATAACCAACCAAATCGTTACTCATTGAAGGATCTGTTTCAGTTTTATCTTTCCAACGCCTTAAATCTTTCTTAGCTAAAATCTGTAACCTAGTATGATTTATTATAAAACGTCTGAATATATATGAAACAGCAATAACGGAAGCAATCGAAACCGCAAACGTAATTATTTCTTTTTTATGTTCCTTTATGAAGCTCAAACTATTCTAAATGTTTTTAAAATAACTCCCAAAACGAAGCCAACTAAAATTAATATTAGTGCGAAAAAAAAGTATTTAATTTTTTTTAAAACCCTTGAAAATAATGAATCTGTTTTTAGTTGGTTTCCCTTCGCTTCTTTTCTTACTGAAGCTCTACTTATTCTTCCAGACTGTCTGATAAATACTTTCTCGTTTTTACCTTCAATCTTTGTTTCAAGTCTTTTTTGTCGAGCATCTAAGCGTATCTCCTGACGAGTTTTATGAATTACAACTGTATCTATAACCGTTATTAATTTACTCTTTAAAATCGTATCAATTAACTGTTGTTTAATTTCGTAATTAACCTTAATCGAATCGTTTATGTTGTAAGCAATAATAGTAATGTACTGATCGTCCACGAAAACAGTATCTAAACCTTTTGCTTCACCTTTAATTTCTTTTGTTTTTACCGTAACCGAATCAATCCTATCTTTTAAAATTGTAGGATCTTTTTTTACAGCTCTTTCAATTAATTTTGTAGCCGAACAACTATTGATTAAATATAAGATAATCGAAATAATTATTATGTATAGTATTTTTTTCATTCTATTTTTTTATAAATAAATCAGCTTCTGCTTTTCTTCTTTTGATAAGTCCAGACATAACTTTTCCATTACCTGTAATATAGTGAGATACCCACCAATCGTAAACGTGTTCAGATTTATTATTTATTAAAGAAAATAATGTTTTTGATGATCCACAATTCCAACAGAAAGAAACTAAAGCATCAAATTGATTTTGATTTAGTTCAATTTTAATGTTAGTGTTTACGGTTTTTTCGTATTTAGGTAAAAGGTTTAAAAGCAATTCTTCTGCTCTTGCTTGAGTTATAACGTCTCCTAGTTTAAATTTACTACCATCAGACCTAGTTGTATTTCCATACCCAATAGTAATAGGTAAATTACCTGTAGCAGGGTCTGGATATGCCTTCAACCTACAACCTTCGAATTTTTTAATTAGATTTACTCCTATTTGACTTGTTTTCATAAAAAAAGCTTTTCAGTTTACCCCTCAAAGATAAGTACTTAAAAAGTTTTTATAAAATTATTTTTTATTTCTCGATTTTTTCCGATAAGACTTCTCTGAAAGTAATCTCCTCATCATTCGATTCTGCTTTATTGTTGAGTGAATTACCGTTAAAAATATCCACAATACCATAATAGCAATTAAGACACTTACAACGACTACTTTTTGTATGACCTGACAAAACAACTTTAAATTCTTTATTCATTATGAAACTAATTCTTCTATTTCGTGTTTAACTTCTTTTATATCTTTTGTGATCTCTTTTATATCTGACTTGATAGCTTTTGCTCTACCTAGTAAAGCTCTAATTCTCCCCCATAATCCCCTTCCTGTGACAGCTTTTATGTTTTCTGAAATACTTGTAACTTCAATTCCAATTAAAAGAATCGCTATTATTTTAGTTATAAACAAGTGAATAGACGTAAACAACATTACAAAATCCCCTAAAATGTATTTTTCCAACGCAAAAAACAATATAATTGCCGACTGATACAAAACCATTTTAGATATGATTGCTGAAAGTCCTTTACTGTTAACTTCAACCCCTGTTTTCTTACATTTCCAAACCCCGAATATCGTGTCTAAAAATATGCAAAGCCCTACCAGAATAAGCAAGGGTTTTATAGGAAGCAAAAAAGCTCCTAAAACGATTAACAATTTATTTATTGTAATCTTGTTTATAATTATTGAATGAACCATTAAAATATTGTTGTTTATATCACAAAAATAGTTTATACAAAACGATTTATAAAACTTTAATGTAAATTAACATATATTAATTTGGATTTTTAAAACTAAAAAAGCCACTAATTAAGTGGCTTTCAGTTCTTTTAGTAATATTATTTACTTTTTATCATCTCAACACAAGCTGTCATTTGAACTTGTTCTTCTACTGTAAAATCTTCCCAAACTAAAACTTTTACGTTATTTCCGTTCAAGTCTTGAGTGATGATTCTCATGTGTTCAGTCATTTTCAACTGAGCTATTATTTGTCCTATTTCTATTGTTTCCATAATTTATATATTGTTATTTATTAATTCAATCTTTGATTTCCATATGCATCTGCTGTAAATGTTTGCAAGTTTGTCATATTTAATTGGAAATTTGTTGTATTATAAGTATTGTTCGATGCTGTGAAGTTTTTAGCACTACCTGCGTAAACAGGGTAAGCTGAAGCATTAAACAATTGGAAATTACAGTTATTTAATTTAATTGTTCCAGAAATTAAATCTTGGAAAGCATTTGAGCTGTCTCTAAGAATGAAATTACAAAAATTAAAAGTAGCACCATAAGAGAAGTAGAAAATATGACTACCATCAGAAATTAATGTACAATTGTTCATATTCATAATATAACCGTCAAATCTCCATAAATAATAAACACCTGATAATGTGCTATTTGATATTAACCCTTTACCCTGTCCGTTACCTCTACCGATATTGCTTGCTGAAGCCCTGAAATAACAGCTATCTATAAAATTATCATCCTGAGTTGCAAATTCAAACATTTCAGATGTTAAGTTTGTGAAAGAACTGTTCTTAATAGAAGTACCTTGCATATAAAAACCTCTACTACCATTCATTACACCGCTACAATTATTTATTAATGTTACTCTATAAAAAGAATTTCCATTAGTAGATGTTGAGTTAACGACAGAATTGTGAATTTCACAGTATGCAACGGCTTGATTGCTTGTGCAATTTACTGTTACACCATAAGCTTTTCCGTTGATTGGTGCTGAATAAAGTGTCAAACAGAAACTTCCTTTAAAATTCAAACCAATTACTGTCGCTGGACCATATAAACCAAGTGAATTTGTTCCAGAAGAATTAACCAAAACATTTCCTCTAATAATAGTTCCAGCATTTAAAACCTTAATACAGTACCCGTCAGTTGTTGGCTGTTTAATTTCACCATTTAATAACTGAACATCGCACGCAACATTATTATCATCTAATCTAAATAATCCACCAAAAGTTAAAGTATATCCATTATAATTAATGTTAACACCATTCTTTAAAATATGATTTGCTGTTGACTCTGTTTGAGACCCAAACATTTCAATAGTTTGACCTGCTACTGCAGAAGCGACAGCTAATTGATATGTTGCGTAATAAGTATACAAACCTGAAGCATTTGCAATCCCCCATATACCATAACCACCTAGACTAACAATACGCCAAGCATTGGTATATTGATAAGTATCACCAGTTGCAGTATCAGTATATCTATCACCAGCTACAGCTGTATGTACAGGTGCGCCTGTTCCAGATGTTACTGAATTACCCTGATCTTTTTTTGTATATACTACCGCCATGATTAATTATTTAATAATTCTAAACAAATAGCTAATACATTATCAACTATTAATTTATCATTTGTGTCTAATTCACTTACTACTATACATTTAGTTTCACCTTCCAAAGGTTGAGCATCTAATCTATTAACATCAGTAGTGTAAACTGAATAATCAAGTGTCTCTACTTGTGTTAATAAGAAATCTTTTAAAGCTAAAAAAGCTTGTTTTTGAATATCATTTAAGTCATTAACAAATCTAATTTCTGTTTGTTCAGTATCATCAGATGGCACTATCATTAATGCTGTATCTAATTGTCTATATACTATTTGTTTGTATGTTTTCATATATCTTAATAATTTACATTTTCATAAAGTGTTCCACCCACTAAGTCATTAGGAGCAAAAGACGAACCGTCAAAAGCAAATCCTAAACCATAAGTTGTTCCGTTACAATTGTCAATGCAGTTGAATAAATAAATATCTTTACTTGCGGATGTGTTTGCTGTGCATTTTATTGGGGAACTTGCATTGGCAACCACCAATTTTGAACCAGAAAATAATTTAACTGTACCTGTTGATTTAGATATAATCGCTTTCGTTGTGTTAACTGTGCCACTTTGAATTTCTCCATAGTTTTCTAATACTACCCCCGATGATGTAATATTAAATACATCATCAGCTGTGGTTGGGTTATATATCCTACCTCGGTTGACAAAAGTTCCATTAGTACTTAGGTCAATGTTGGTGTTTGAAACTTCTAAATAACTGTTATTTTCAAATCTCCATCCAGCTCCTGTGGTATCTATTCTAGTAACTATTTTTCCAAAGTTTTGAAAAACTGTTCCTATTCCTATTGTTAATCCATCTGCACAAGATATTACACCATTGTTTACACAAGTACCTCTTGCTAAGAAACCTGTATTAATTGTTCCATTATTAATTAAAGTGCCAGCTGTTTGACTAACATTTACAATATATCCATTATTAACAACTGTAGATGTTGCGTTTTGTAACAATGAAGCAACACCTGTAGAGTCAACAATGTTCAATATATTATGACCTCCAGATGCCACTATCTGCCCAGAGCAATAACCAGAATTAATTGTTGCACCACCTATTGTATGTGTTGTTCCTTGTAAGTTTCCAGTATGCGCCCATCTACTCGCTGTAGTAGACCCTATAATATCACAATTAGACGTTACCAAAGAACTACCAAGGTTTAAGGCTAAAATACTTGTTGGGCAAGTGACATTGCCTGATAAGGTTACATAACAAGCCGAACTGTTTGCTCTTATACCACCGAGTAAACCATAAGAGTTAAAAGATATATTTGCAAATCCAGAGGTTTCAACATATAATACATATCCAAACTTTGCATTTACATAACTACCTATGTAATTTACAACACCTAAATTAGAGGTGTGATGAATAGCATATCCTGTTCCTATAGTGTCAACGATTCCGTGATCTAAGTCATATGTAAATCCTGCTATCTGTTGCGCTGTAATATCATGAAAAACAGATGAAGAACTTGTTCCAAAGTAATCTCCTTTTCCTAGTAATTTATGAGGTATAACAAAAATTGCATTCAGATTAAAAAGAGTAAAATTACCCCAAATTACACGACCATTGTTTACAATATAAAAACCTTGTTTTGTTAAATTTGAAGTTGCAACAAAACTACCATTTAATATAACTTCATAAACAGTCCACCAAGTCGCAGTTATTGTAGCTGATGCAGTTGCTACCTGACTCAATACAATTGTATTAACTGTTTTACTTACAACTGTCGAACCATATGGTATGCCTGTACCTGTAATAAATTGTCCCACAACAATATTTGCAGTACTTGAAACTACCGTTAATGTAGCACTAGCAAGCGTAGTTGTTGCCGTTATTGTTCCTGTATTTGTAATGTCAGCTAAGGCATATTCAGGAGTTAAATAAGGCGTATTTATATTTCCTCTCCCTGTTGAATTTATACCATTTACCGAATCAACATAAATTTTATTTGCTTGTGGGATAGCCGAAGATATTGTAGCCCAAGCAAGGTTTCCGTCTGCTAATGGGTCAGCTAACACTTGACCTGCTACAGTTGCTTTTGTTGCTGGTAATGTATAAACACCATTAATCTTATTTAAAGATATTGTTTTAGAAGTAATTGGGTCGTTAGGTACTCCAGATAAAGAAGCCCCTATTAAAGTGTTATACCAAATAATTCTATAATTTAAATTCGATGTTAATATAGAATTTAAAACTAACCAATTGGTATATGTGTATGTTGTAGTTAACCTATAATAGAAACTTAATCTTTTAGTTGTGCTATTGTAACGAACATCAAAATTAGATAAATCAAAAGTCGTTGCTCCAGAATCTATGTTTACAGTTACATAAGAAGAAGGATCTTGTCTTTTTACTATTATATCAAAAATAATAGATTTACCGCTACCTCCAGGATCATTAAATTCATTCATTTGAATTTTAAACGAATCTCCAGCATAATTACCAGCTATTTCGTAATCAAATACTCTCCACCATTTGTTAGCATCTGAAGCTCCTGTGTAAGTCCATGCTCTTTTTGTATTAAAGGAAGTAGCAGCAACAGCTCCATTCCTGTAAATCATAGCTGTTTTATTGCTTCCTGCATCAATAGCAGTGTTAATCAAATACCACTCAGTTGAAGCGGTTGTAGGAGCTACATAAGACACATAAGCCGAACCATCCCAAATCCAAGTTGAAGCATTAATACTTGAAACATATAAAACATCAATTGTCTCAGGCGTATCAGGATCAAAAACAACTCCAATTGTAGTTGGCGTTAATTGATCGAAATAAACTATTGTACTAGGCGTTACGTTTGCTGTAACGTCTTTTTTTATTCCAAATCCCATATTTTTTTATTTATTTATTTTTTATAATTCAAATTGATTTCTTATCTCGATAGGTACATTTGTCATTTCTTTGAAAACGTTAAACAACAAAGGAGTTTGCTCAGTAATAAATGAAGGAGTTTCTAAAATTGCAACCGCTTCACTTTCATAAACCTTGTATATAGCAATATAATCTTCAATTAAGACACTAGAAGGTCTTAAACAAACATTTGCTTCTAAATCTGATCCTATAACTATATTCGAAATTAATATAAATTTTTCCATAATTACAATTGAGAATAAACACCTAACTTCATTAAATCAAACTGACCTGTATTGGTAACTGAACTTGTTGACATACACCTACTAGCAAAAAAGTTTAACCCTTGCGAATTTAAAGGTAAATTTGTTGAAATAGTCCCACTTACTAAAGCTCCTGTTTCGTTATTTTTAACCTCATATTTTATTTCGTTTGAAGCAGTTTGATTATATAATTGAATACTATAAACAGTTGTTGAAATTGCACCTACAGTTCTGTTAGAAGGAAAATCAACCCCTAAATCTATTTTTGTCGCAGTGCCTGTTCCGTCATTGTGGAAAATTTGCAAATTAGCGTCACCTACTTCACTACCAATACCAACTACATTAATTAAAGTACTTACTAAAGTTCCAGAAACACCACCATAAGATAAATCTGTAGTTTGACCTGCTAAACCATAAAATTGTTGACAATTAGCTGAATAAGCAGTATCTGAAATATTAAAGTCACAAATAAACCTGAAGCCACCATGAATAAACCATAACAAAGCAGAACCCCTAGTTCCTGTATATCTACCACCCGAAACTACCGTTGCACTATATCTTAATCTAATTTGTTTTGTTGAAAAATTAGTTGATGCAACAGATTGAGCGGTTGTCGAAGCCGAACTTGACATTGTTACACCGCCTTCCGTAACAACAGTTGTACTATTGTTATTAATATTAATCCCTCTATACGTTTCTGTAGCACTTAATTTTGGAATAAAATTAGCACTATTAAAAGTGTTCCAATCAGTAGAGCTTAAATAACCATTTTGAGTTGCACTAGCAACTTGCTGAGAAATATTTACGCCACCACCAATTATAGCACCTGTACCGCCAGTAATAGAAATTCCATCCGTTCCTATGTCTGTTAAGTCACCTATCGTTAAAGCATTTTGTTTTCCGCTAAATGTAGTCCAATCCTCAGAACTTAAAGCTCCCCTATTAGTAGCACTTGCAGTAGGTAAATTAAATGTATGAGTATCAGTAACGGAATCAATATTAAAATCAGTTCCTGAAGTTCCTGTAGCAAAGTATTGAACTTGACTTGTCAATCCGTTTAAAGCAGTTAAACCAGAACTAAAAGTTGTAATAATTTGGTCTAAATGATTGTCCTCAGTATGTAAAGTTATTGTTCTTCCACTATGAACCACATAAATCTCAATTGCTAATCTATCTGTTATGTTTAAAGCACTTGAAGCTATTGATACAGCAGTAAAATAACTATCAATTACTGTTCCGTTTGTTATGCCTTCTGGGGCTGTTGAGTTTGTGCCTAATAATGTAAATGTAGTTCCGTTATACTTATAAATATTTACATAAAATGTAGGAGTACCGCCACTAGAACTTGCACTAAAAAAAAATTCTAAATTCCAATTTCCACTAGGTACTGATAATTGAGAAGGATCATTTGCATCGGTTATAAAACGAGCTATAAATCCATCCGCATTTATTGAAAAGTCAGTTCCTACACCAATAATAGGCGTTTTACTCATTTGATAATAAGTATTTCCACCAAAAGTACCTTGATTAACGCTTCCGTTTAAATAATAACTTAAAGACGATCCACCACCTGTACTTGTTGGAAAAGTAGATAATTGACCGTCCCCTCTAATATATTGAGCTGAAGTACCTGCCCCTGCTACAGCAATAGTTCCACTACTTGTTATTGGTGAATTTGTTACCGTAAAAGCGGTAGGCATAGTTAATCCTACACTTGTTACATAATTATTCCATTTACTAGCGTTTTCAAATGTATAAGGTGAAACGAATTTATCAGTATTCGTTCCTGTGTTTACTTCGCTTAAAGTTGCTTGATAAGGAGTTTCAGTATATTCCCACGTTACACCATTTGAATAGTACATTCCCAAAGGATAATAAGTACCACCAACCGAAAAGGGCAACCATTTTGTTCCTTGACTAGCTTCACACCAAAAAAACCTACCACCAACAGAAGAAGCCGAAGGCAAAGCGGAGTAATTCGCAACCGTAGTTATCGTAGTTCCACCACCACCACCTCCCGAAGAAGTTTTAGTTATACCAAAGCCTAAACCCATCCTTTAATTAAGATTGAGCAATAACCTCTAAAGTACAACCACTAGGAGCTGTAATTACCAATCCAGAAATAACACCTGCTGATTGAGAAACAAACGTTACCGTTTCATTTTGTTCAACCGTTAAAGAATCGGATTCTCTAGCACCTAAAGACATTTGACCTTCAACCGTACCTGTAACTGCTGAAG